CAGCCAAAAACTTTTTAAATTTTCCTAGTCTAGGCAAGCCTAAGTTAAACGCCATATTAGCTAGTACACGTTGCCTAGTGTCGTCCAACTCACTCCACCAAGTCATGTTTTGATCTAGCTCTTTGCAAACTATATCTATGTCGTTGTTGAGGCATTCTAAAATTCTTTTTTCTGAAACAGGTGTGCCAACAGGTTGTCCATATTCTTCATCCGTTTCTAACACTAAATGTCCCACTCCAAAAGTAGGATAACCAAGGTGATCTAAATATATCTCGTATTTATAGCCCTCGTCTTTAATTAGTTCTTCTACTAGCTTGCTTCTATCCATTATATATTTATAGAGGTGGCTCCATTTGTTGATACTGTAAGTTTGCCCAAAGACGCAGTAGCCTCTACTCCAAACTCTCTTCGTTCGTACAGACTTATCCACTCCTTACCCGTCCAAAGCTGGAGTTCTTGAGCAGTTAGATTCCATATAATATCGCCTTGTTGAAACTGGTTGTTGTTACGTTGTGTCTCATTTACAGACAGAGTGGAGTCTATATCTACTTTATTTAGACTAAGCTCTAATACTCTGACTAGTCTGTTAAAAGTTTCAGGAGATATTTCTCCTATGGCTACAGGTAGTTTTGTTTCTAATAATTTACTCATTATCTTCTACCATTAACTTTTAAATCCATACGAGTAGCTCCTATTCTAAAACCTACCCCTAATCTAGCTCCTACAGAATTATCATCATCTGATTCTATTCTAAGAGCTGCTTGCCTTGCCCTAAGTCTTGTATCTATTTTTGTTGTGGAAGCCGTGCAAGTGTTAGTGGATTCAGTAACTAAACTATCTCCTGGAAAGTCTCTCTGCTTTAATACAAAATTAATTGTTTGGCCTGATCCTCCATTTCCCGTAAATTTTACGTCAGGTATTATTCTACTAATAGCTTGAAACTGCTCTCCGTTACCAAGCGCAAAATCACTAGACTCTATAAATACGTTGTCCATAGGAGAACCATCATCATCGTTGCCCGTTTCATGGTTATATAAAATCCCAGAAGAAGTTGCCATAGGACTATCAAAAATGCCTTCATCTATCCAAGAGGTTCTGTTAAGTTGACCAATTGTCCATAGTTTTTCTTCATAGTTGTAGACTACGTACCTATCTATTGTAGATGCGCTGCTTGAACAATAAAACCAACCTACTTCGTCGAACTCTTTATTTAAAAATCCGAAAGTTTGAAATGACTGTCCCTCGTTAAAATCACTAAACACATAGTCTTGAACAGTGCAGGGCACATCTAAAACTTGACCGTTGTAAGTATAGAAGCCTTTTTTATCCATCCAGAATATTCCTCTAGGTGAGTTTATAGGAGCATTAGGAGATATTAGTCCTACGCCTTCATTTACTAAATTAATACCAAAAGTAAAAGGCTGACCTATAAAAGTCATGGAATACAAGGACGTGTCTGTCCACACTAACGTTTCTTGTCTAGCCCTAATAGCTCCTATAATAGATGAGCCTGCAGAAAGTCTTAATGACCCTGCTGTATTCGTAGGCAAAGGTTCCCACTCAGTTATGTTTTCTTGGTCACTAAAAGCAATAAACATAGGATCAATGTTTCCTGTGCGAGAAGTTCCTGATATTGGATCTGCACCAAAACAAATTACGTGTCTATCTACGTCGCTAACTAAAACTTGTAAAGCTTTAGTCGGAGCTAAGTTTGCTCCAGCTAAATCACTTAACGCCGTAGCTCTTGTTGTGCCCAACGTGCCCGCACTTGTATCATAATAAAATACGCCACCTGCTCTCACATTAATAACCAAATCTTCACCAAAGTTATCATGTGACCAAATACGTAATTGATTAGAAGCTGTTATTGGTGTGCTAGAGCCCCAAGTGCCTGCTCCCCAAGTGCCTGCTCCCCATCCTGTAGATTCAACAAAAGTATCTAATCCAACATTTATTTGATATGCACCTACTACTGAACTACCTCCGTTACCACTATCACTAGCGTTTGCCGTGACTGTAGCTCCAGAAGTATCTTTAGCTGTTATGGTATATGTGTTTGTTCCCGTAACTAAAAGAATTTGATATTCTTGGTTTAATACAGCAGCAGTTACGTTACCTCCTAAACTAGACGCTCCGCTAAAAGTAACAAAATCATTAGTGACAGCTCCATGGCTTGTATCAGTTACTGTTATAGTAGAACTACCATTAGTAGCTGCAAAAGTTACATCGCCTGCAGCTGTTGTAACTCTTAAAGGTGTTATATCATAAAAATTTCCACCTTCTTTTATATAGTATTTAAAAGTTGTACCTATACCTAAAAATTTAGTTAAAGCAAGGTCTACCCACGCATGTAGGGCTCTTGAAGTACCTAAAAAAGTGCTTGTAACAGCTTTAGCCCATCCACCTATTTTTTCAGGGAGGCCTTTACGAAATCTTACAAAGTTAGCGTCAAACCATCCGCCATCATTAGAATAGTCTGTGCCCTCTCGGTTTATTCCAGGTCGAAGTATAAATTTTTCTAAAGCCATTGCACATTACTTCTTTTTCTTTTTCTTTACAGTTTTAGTTGTATAAGCCTCATTAATATTAGGAGTAGACTTATCATCGGCTACAAATTTGCCTTCCTCAGTCCTAGCTCTTACTATTTTTTCTTCTACACCTCTAATTTTGTTCCAAAGATTCTTCAACCACTTCATTTTCTTTCTCCGACTTTCTTAGTTACAGACTCTAATTGAGGTTCTTCTTTTTCAGACTCCTCTGCCATTTTTTGTATCTGTTCCATAGTTTGTTTTCGCAACATAGCTATGGCTTCTATTTCAGCACCTTTCCAGGCACCTCTCTCTGTAGAGACATCTATAAGTTGAAGTATATTTACAAAATATTGTTGTTCCATAATTTAGCCTAGTGTTTTAGTTACGCTTGTTGGTGTAACTTTCTCTGCTATCTGTGCATCTATCACTCTTTTTAGTCTTGTAACTTCATCAGAACCAAGTGCAGCTTCTACCCAACCTTGTACTTTAGCAGCATCAAGACTTGACCAATTAGTAAAAGAGGATAAATCAGAAGTATCTAAACTTTGGCTTCCATAAACTTCCGCTATTTGTGAATTACCATCAGAATCTTTATTGGAACTATCTGTACCTTTTAGTCTCCAATGCACGTTATGTACTACATTTGATTTACCGCTTTTGGTCGGATAAGTGTCGCATGTAGATACATCCCAAGTATAATTTATTGCCATATTTTTTCTCCTTTATTGTAAAGTTTCTATTTGAGTTTTTAATTGTTCTATTTGTTCCTGTTGTTCTTGAATAGCTTTTATTAACCTAGCTTCCATTTTATTAATTCCAGAAGTAATCTTATATCCTTCATTTTCACCAACTAAATCTGGATAAACTTCTTCTACTTCTTGAGCAACAAAACCTATCTGGTCTTTTTCACCATATTCTTGTTCCTTATAGTCAAAGCTAACAGGTCTTAAAGCCATGATGCTACCTAATTGTGAAGGTAAATCTTCAATATTTTCTTTTAATCTACCATCAGAGAAAGAACCAAAAGCTCCTGTTGCTCCAGATACAGTAATCATACCCGCACCTGAGTTATAGTTATTTATACCAAATTTAATTAATATATTAGAAGTTGATGTACTAGCAGATGCTTTAACTACTGATAAAGCACAGGCTGATTCATCGTCTCCTTGTGACCTTATACTGCATATACCTACGTTATCATTTGTATGAGTAGCAAAGACTGTTAAATTTGCATCTAGTGCATCGCCAGTACCTATAGATAGACCGCCTGAGCGAAAACGTGCTACTTCTGTACCACCACTTACAAAATTTATTGCACTTCCAGTTGGTCTACTCATGCCTGTAGATGTATCGCCAACAAAAGAATAACTAGGTGCGGAAAGTGCTCCCGCAGTTACACGCATTACACTAGCAAAAACTTCATTTTGGTTAGCTACTAACCTAAATGCACCATTATTAGCATCTGCTCTGAATATTTCTCCCGATGTGGCTACTACTTCTAATTTAGCATTTGTAGCAGTAGAATTTATACCAACATTTCCTGATGAAGTAATACGCATCCTTTCTGAATTTACTGTACTAAATATCATAGGCATACCACTGCCCAATCCGTTAATATGATAGCCCGTAGAATCATCTGCAAATATTTCTAATGGTTTACCACCTGAGCCTGTGTCTTCTATTCTGAGTGTTGCTATTCCTGCACGTTCAATTTCAAGTCCAGAACCATTTGTGAAAGCAGGACTCGTAGTCCCCAAGCCTAAGTTTCCAGAGGAATCAAGACGCATTTTTTCACTAAAGCCATTGAAAACAGTATCGTCTGCAAAAGCAAACCTTAAAGCTGTTGATGTAGAATCTGCGTATATTGTAGGTAAGGCATTAGAGGAAGTTCCACCATATAAACCTAAAAATTTTGTATTATCTGAATTGCCTACAGTAAGAAAATTATCTGCTGACGTTGAACTACTTCTTACATCTAATAGATGTGAAGGACTATCGTTGCCAATTGCTACTCTATTATTTCCACCATCGACAAATAACATATTAGCGTTGCCATCTGATTCAACTCTAAAGTTTACATCTACAGAATCATCATTAAATACAGCCTCACCTTCGTTAAACTCAAGCCTATTGCGAGCAGTACCAGCTACCATTGTTTTTAGTGTTAATTGTGCATCTTCTGCACCATCAGAAGCATCTCTTATTCTTGTTAATATTTGTCCGTAAATTACATCTTCAGAGTTGTCATTCCTACCTTCAAATTGTACTTCCCCTAAAAAATCATCATCGGCTGGTGAACCAGAGTTTCTATACATTCTAAGATTAGGACCAGCATTAGCGTCTGCATCAGTAGATATGAGAGAGAGTGTGTCTGTGTTATCTGCTGTTGTTATTGTGGAAGCAACACTAGAAGTGAATCCAGCCATTTTAGTAGTGCCAGCTAAATTTAAATCAGTAAAAGCATCTACTACTGCTGCTCCGCTACCAGCTCCATCTAAATAAACAGCTTTTACATCGCCCGCAGGAATCGTTACGTTAGCTCCACTACCCTGTGAAATAATTATGTCTTGAGAACCGCTTGTACCATTCTCAATAAATTGCATCCTACTTATAGTGTTTGGTGCTATCGTAATCGTACAGGCTGAATCTAGTGTACCTGTGTATTTAAGATACATAGCTCTACCAGGGTCAGAAGCTCCATCTGCAACTGTTGTAGTATGTGTATCTGCATTAGTGGTTATAGCTTCTGTTCCAAAGCTAAGTGCCTCTCCTATCAACTCCAGATTTAAATTTGTCACATCGCCCCATGTTCCCGACGCATCACCTGTCGCCAGTTCATTGAGTCTTAAATCATTTACATACGAACTCGCCATTTTATATCTCCGTTTTGATTATATTACCTTTTCTTTGCATAGTTAAGCAACTTCTTCCCACCCTGGATCTTGTGCATCTGACACTGAACTCCAGGTTGGATTTTGTGTATCTGTTACCCCTGTCCAACTAGGATCTTGTGCATCGTCTATTGGTCCCCAAACCAGTATTTGACTAACAGCTCCTGTTGTTTCTACTCCTGTTAGGACTACAACTGCTTGAGCATTTATAGTTAATGTGCCTACTGTTCCTGTTCCTAAAACACCTGTTATAGATACAATATTTTCTGTAAGAATAGTTACACTTCCTAAAGAGCCAGTTGCTGATACTCCTGTGCAAGTCACATTAGCGTCACATATTACAGTTTCATCTCCTACTGAAATTGTAGAAGCTGTTCCTGAAACACCTGTTATTGCAGCTCCTGCAGTTATTACACTACCTACAGCCCCTGTAGCGGTTACACCTGTTTCTGCAACATTTGCATCGCCTGTAGCACTTAATGAACCAAGTAAGCTTGTTCCTACTAAGCCTGTTTCAGTTACTGTTGCCCCTCCTGTAGCAGTTAGTGATCCTATCCCTGACGTAGCTGTAACGCCTGTAGTAGCAATATTTGCTGTTCCTGTAACAGTTAATGAACCTATCCCCCCTGTACTAGATACTCCTGTTTCAGTTACTGTTGCCCCACCTGTAGCGGTTAGTGATCCTATTCCCCCTGTTCCAGATACTGCTGTAACAGAAGTATTCGACGCTGCAGCAATAACAAGTGATCCAATACCACCTGTACTGGTAACTCCTGTAGGACTTAAATTTGCTTGTCCTGTAACTGTAAGACTACTTACAGCTCCTGTACTAGATACCCCTGTTAATTCTACAGGTATAGGCTCGCCCCAAGGACCTGCGCCCCAGGCTCCGCGACCCCAGCCCGTGATGTTAGCCATAGGCTATTTTACGCTATTCTTATAACTGCGTTACTTGCGTCTGCTGCTGGGAATTGAATGGTAAAACTTCCCGCAGTTGATGTCTTATCTCCGCCAAAATCAAATACCGCAACAGCTGGATCACCCGATGCAGAGTCATTGTAGATCATACAACCTCTTGCTGTGACTGTTGCTGTTCCAAATGTAAGATCGGCAAAATCTGTGAACGCGGTGGTTCCAGAAGATGTTGGATTGACATTTGTTAACGCTGCTCCACCTGATGTGTAGTTTGTTCCACTAGCTTGGTTAGTTGTAGTAAACGCTGTAGTAGATGCACTCATAGTTGCAGAGCTTGTGTATAACGCCAGCTTAAAAGTGTTACCACCCGAAGCTTTAAAATTATGCACACCCTCTAAAAGTTCTTTTTTAAAAGAAGTGCACATTGCTTGTGTTATAGCCATTATAGTCTCCTAATAATATTAGCTAGGTCTTTTTGACCTTGTTTCTCTAATTCATTACATATTGT